TTTGTAATTCAATTCATCTAAACAATAGAATTGATCTAGGTCGTTTAACTGCATGAAAGCCCATTGTCTGTAATGATTAGTTTTATCTACTGCAACGGAATCATCTTGTACAAGGCTTATGTTCAAGACTATGAACAGAGGTATCACCAAACCAAACCTTGCGATCTTTCTGCTGCGCAGATCGCCCTTTCGCTCTGAAAGCGAATTTGCGTTTAAGGGTATCACATACCACCAAATCTGACGGCGTGTCAGCGTAAGTTTCATATCGACATCCAACCTATGTATTTTGCATCTGGGTTATCAATTAGCCATTGCTTATGTAATTTGTTTTGGTAAGCCCAATCTATTTCGTGAGTTCCTTTATCATGAGAATCGCACATGTGTAACACTCCTTATCCGCAAACATCCAAGCACCACACTTAATGCAGCGCATGACTGGTTCTTGCGTATCAGTTGATTCAGCCTCATTCTTGGTTCCTATGGCACAACATTTAAGGCATTGATAAACTCTAAAACCTTCGTGCGTGTCGTATCCATCAAGCCATACAAATTCAGAATTGGCTGAACAAAAGTTGCAGCGAAACTTAACCATCTTTAGCAGCCCATCCAGTTCCCTTAAAGATTGCTGGCACCGCGGTATAGACACGCCTTAATTTAGCCCCACATACTTGACAACAAGGGATTTCGTGCTCCATTGAAAGATCCAATACAATACTCAACCCCTCGCTCTCACATTCGTAGTCGTAGTTAGGCATGATACGGAATTCGATTGATTGCGTGGCAGTTATAGCATCGAAGCAGATCGCCCTCATGAAGTAATCTGTCATCATTGCATAAGTCGCAATATGTTGTTGATGGTTCTACTTTAACTCCGTCATCTGTAAAAGTTGCAGTTAATCCGGAACCATCGATAATCTGTAATTCGCCCATTTATTCACCTCCTTCAAAATACCATTTTCCGTTAGCAGTAAGTTTTGCCCACTTAGGTTCACATGCTTTTGATTTACAAACATATCCATAATATGGCTTACCTCCTTTAGATATTCCCTCTTTAAGAGTATGCCCATGTTGGCACGCAGGTGGCTCATTAGGTATTGATGCCGCTATCTGATCGACAACTTCACCAACAGACCACACAACGGGATCAGCAGGTTTATCCGCTGCAAAACTATCTCTTAGGATTGTTTCAATTTGTGCTGACTTAGATCCAGCCTTGCCATACATATTTTGTCGGCTTTCCAACTTATCTTTGAATGATGAATTGGATTCAACTTTTTTCATGTCATCTTTAGTTGCAGTCTTGTCAGATCCTTTGAGTAGAATTATTGCCCTGCCCAAACTGCTTGTGGCTGTATCTTCGCAATAAAATTTTCGCATATTTTGAATATAAGTATCCCTTGATCCAAATGCGATATTTGATACTGCCGGTTGGTCATCCTTGCTATCTCGCCAGAGAGTTGCTTGCACCAAGATATAACCTTTTTCAGCATCATGGCTTATGACTGAAATATCTGATCTTCCTGACGGGAAATTTGAGATGAACCATTTGTTCAAAGTAGCCACATCTTCATATTCCTCAATGTTGAATGCCATTAAAGATCATCTCCCTTTTTAAAGTCATTGTCGATTTCGGCTTCATAAACTGTTTTGTAAATACCGATGTATGCTGCAATGTCCACAAGACTGTCGTGATGCCCCGGACTTTCCTGCAAACGACTAATTTTTTGCAAGATATTAAAGATACAGATGTCATGTGGCATGACTGGGTATTCCAGATAAGAACTGACAAGTTTAGCGATTCGTTCCATGTTGTAAAAAGGGTGTCCATAAACAATACCTCTTGACTGGATTGTTGTAATTGCTTCATCAAACAGATTCTCAGTTTTTGTCATAGTCAAATACTTCATCCGACTTGCGCTTTGTTTCAATCATTCTTCGGTACATATCCCAGCCGTCTTTTCGGCCTTTCCAGTAACCTGATTGAAATGCAGTTTCTCTAATTTCATGAATAATCCATGCACCTATTCCTAAGCCCATAAATATCCATGCAAGTTGTAGCATGTCATCTTTCGCTGTCATTTTGTTGCCCACTCCCTTATTGCATTAGGCATCGCAACCGGATTTCGGTCATCGATTACTGTATAGATTGCTCCTGACGGATGAACTGATGGTGCAGCAGCAACATAACCTTTCCATTTGATGTCAATACCATCATTTAATTTACCTCTAAAAACATCAGATTTATTGGCTGTGTAATACAGGTGCAATCCATCACCGGTTTGGACTGTATAAGTTGGCTCAAACTCAGGTAATAACTTGCCACCATTGCGATAGTCAATGTCAAATACAACCAAACCCGATTGATAACAGGCAATCCCAAGATTGATCTGGTCATCATAATCAAACCAAAAGTTGATTAGATCTTTGTCGGTGGTTGCTGATAGGTAAGCCCTTTGAGCCAAGTCAAAGTGCGGATCTTTCTTGCGTGGCAACAATGGCAAAACTGCCCATCCTTGCTCTGCATAATCTAAGGCTCTGCCTCGATTACTTGTATCTAGTTTCATGTTGCTCCCTTACATGTCCACATCGGTTGTGGATACATAAAGTATGACCTAGATCAAGGAGGCTTGGTTAATTACCTTCGGCGTGTTTTATAACGATTAGATAACGCTAAGATCATCAAATTCATCGATATGAGTATCAATCGTGCGCTCGATATAGTCTGTTTCACGCCCCATAATACCTTTTATTGTATCGGAATGATCCGTCATGATTGACTGGCACTAACTCGACAGAATGACCGCCTTTGCCAAAAGTCATGACTACAAATCCCATATTCCAATCTGCTGAAGCATATTTAAGATAAGAGGCTTTGTTTTTCATGTCCATAAGATGTCCTGCCTCAATGCCCCAAATCGTTGAATAACGGCCGTTTAAGCCAGTTTGGTGTCGGACTGCACCCTGCCTATGGGTATGGCCACAAACTACGCCCCCATTGGCTCCTGAGTGCCATTTCTTGGCAAGGTTAAGGGCAGTTATACCAGCGTGCTTAGACATAACTCCTTCATCGCCGTGAGCCAAGAAAAAGCCACGCTCAAACTCATAGGCACGCTTGTGGAAACGAATGCCAAGATCTGAGTAACCCATAAATTTTTCAAAAACCAATTCAGGCAATCCAAGCAATGATGGCGCACCCTTAAGCAATGTTGTAAACAATCGATCCGTATGATTTGATCTAATTATGTCAGTTGTGCCTAATTCAAAAAGAATGTCTTGGGCAATTGATCGTTCTTGATCTAATGTTTCAGTAAATTCTAACTTCGTATTTTTGACCCAACGGGATTGACTAGTCATATCTAGTTCATCACCAACATTTAACACAAAATCAAACTTCTCATGCTTGCTCATTTTAATTAAATTAGATACTGCTTTTGGGTGATGTAGGGGAATTTGCAAATCTGGCGTTATGAGATACCTGCGATTGGCTTTAATTAATCTTCATCCTCATCATCAGTTGGATCTATGGATGGGATGATCCCACCATCGCCTACAATCCAATCAGGGAAAGTCTTGTGTTCCGTCATCAACCAAAAAGCGTGCTCAGGTGTAAATCCTGCTTTTCTGGCTGCTTTATAACATTCGTGTAATGCGGTGTAATGTTGATCTATCTTTGTTAAAGGTTCAGGAGATTGGCGAACGACACGACGATTGATCTTTTTGCGTTTGATAGGTTTTCGAGTGTTCGCCATAAATAAAATTATCGCTTAGACATTAAAACAAATAGATCATCGACACGCTGTTCAAGTCGATTAATCTGATCTTTGATTGAAGATCCTCCGTTTGGTTTCAACTCATTCAAGTAAGATTTAATAAGAAAGCGAACTCCCACTAATAAACTTGTAGATACGGCGCATACGCCAACGGCTATACCAATAATTTCGTTTGCGGTCATTTCGCATTAATTCCATAATCAGCCTCTTTACCGGACTTTGGATCAAGTGCTTTGGCGATAGGTGCAACTAATGCTCCAGCAAGGATTGCAAACTCTGGTCGAATGTCAGCAACAATTGCTAAAAGGACAGTTATGCCTGATGCGGCAACGGCTCTTAAATAAGACTTAATTGCTGCCTTGTGTTTATTAGATAGTTTCATTGATTGCCTCCTAGTAGTGGGATGTTAAAAAACTCTGAATTGTTATCTTGATCTTTTTTGAAACTGACATGGATATGATGCGAGTGTGGATTTCCTTTATATGATCTCCAACGCCATCCAAGTAATGGGGATGCAATACGGCTTTGATGAATTACATAACTGATGCGACCATTGGATTTCCCGAATGATCGAATTTGATCTGCCAGATATGCCGAAAGCCCTTTGTCGTCAGAAAGCCGAGCGTCAATATCAATTGCTCGCACGCATCCTGTCGCATCTGGGTTGTGATCGCTCTTTCGTGTGCTATGTCTAGCATCACCAATCCACCCATCAGACTTACGCAAACGCTCTGGGAAGCAATCATCAATTTGTTCCCTTAATTGAACCGCTGCTTTAGATAGGTAAGGCTTCATTACAAGCCTAGAGCCGTCAAATCCTCAACAGTTAAACCAAGGGCAGCAAGTTTAGCCTGTGCTGTTGCTCGTTGAATTGTCCTTGTTTTTATTTTTTCTTCTTCTAGTTGGGCTAATTGGACATTCGCTAAATAGTGGTTTTGTTCTTGTTTAGTCATTGGTCTTTCAATAATTTCGTTTGTTTCAGTATTAATTTCTTTCACAATTAAATTTGACATTATTTTACTCCATAAAGTTCACAAGTTCCTGCTGACCAAGTGCCAGCAGTAGTTGCAATAGAAATTTCGGAAATTGCAGTTGTGGTGGTAATTAAACCTATTGCAAAATTTAGAGATTTAAACGGGTCAGTATTATAGAACCCAGTATAACTTTTGACAATTTTCATTGTGTCGGTGTTAGAATAGTCTGGAAATCTAATTTCCATAAAATTATTATTTTGAGTATTACTCTGAACCGCAATCCAATTCAAGTTTGCGGTGTCAGAATAGTCAGTGTTTTCATAATCGGGTGATCTACCACCAAGATAAAGCCTACTTGCAACATTTGTTCCACTATTAACTGAAATTGGAACATTTGTGGCACTTGATGAATAAAAATCTTTCAAATAAATCACTAATTCTTTGTAAGATTGTGAAATACTTGTAAGGGATATACTCGCACCAGATAAATTAGTAGTTGATAATAAAGTCATTCCACCAGCACCAGCAGGCGCACTCCAAACTGGAACTCCTCCTGAAACTGTGAGGACATTTCCTGTGCTGCCAATTCCAAGTCTTGTATTTACATTCGCAGTAGATGAACGATATTCAATATCGCCAAGGGTTGTAGATGGGTTTAAGTTTTTGGTAGTTGTATCAACGGATGATCCAAGGCTGCGAATTGCTGCTGCGCCATCCTTGACCAACGCTGTATCATCAGGCGTTGTCCAGCCATAGTTTGTGGTAGTTGCCATTTTTCTCCTATTATCAGGCTACGATTGTAGCGTATTCCCATGTCAAAGTATTGCTTAAAGTGTTCCAAGCCTCGCCGATTGGTACGGAATTCCATCTCATAGCCACTTGGCTGAAACTGACCGGCGAAAGGTTAATCGTCAGAAATAACTCGTTAAATCTAGTGCTCCAACGCCATCCCTCAACATAACCAGAAAACTCCCCATTGTTGATTTGCTCTGGCAGATCTCTAATATTTAAAGGTAAGCCCATAAATATGTTTAATAGATTATCTCGATCAGAGTTATCAATCTCTGGATTTGTGATTGGAAAAGTTATGCTGTCAAAGATTGGTTGTGGAAATGCTCGAAGGTTTATGTATCTATCAGCAACCTCTTGAGCATCTATGGCTGAATGAATTGTTGAGTTAATGTTTTCGGATTTGTAGCCATAAAGCGCAATAGATGATGCTGAAGTTGCAGTTTTTTGAGATCCATAATTATTGCCATAATTGATGTAAACATCATTTCGAATATCGGCTGCTTTTGTAGTTGTTCGTAATCCTGAACCAATTGCATGACTGGCAGAAAGATCAACATAACCATTGGCTATTAAATAAGTTTGGCGATGGTCAGCATCCGCATAACCGATGTTACCTTCATTATCCTCATAGATGTATCCAAATGCGCTATTTGCAATTAATGATGCAATGTTATAAACAGTATCAGGAGAAGCATCTCGATTTTCCATTGTGTAAAGTCCGGGTTGATCGATCTCACCTAATCCAAGATTTAATGCAGTTGCCCAAGTTTCAGTTGCAGAATATCCTGCCCAAGTTGATGCTGCTGGCACATCATTCCAAGCCCCCAGCAATACGCTAGAAAGCAAGTCATAGATTTGGTTGCCATCTTCATCTTGAGATATTGTGCCGTTATAAACTTCTTTTGCTAATTTAACTAACGATCCCATTGCAAGAATCGTGTATTGAATAACGGCTGCGACGGAACCTGTTCTACCTACTTCAACAGTTATATCGGTTATATCTCCACCAAATAGATTGACATAAGTTCCCGCGCTGTTTTTAACTTGTAGGCTTAAACTGTCATTAATGTCAAAATCAATTGTTTGTCCAGCCAAAGCCACAATTGTACATTGCAAATAAGATGGGTTTGGTTGGGAATAAATATCATCGCGACCTGCTTGATGAATTATGTCGCTGATTGTTAGATCTGTGTAATCAACACCTGCAACAGTAAGTTTCCAATCCGGTGTCCAAGCAGTCATTATCCGCCCTTGATGCCGTTGTTAAACAACTGTGGAACTGATCTTGATGCGCTGTTATTTAAGACTTTTGCAACGGCTCTTGCAGCACCTTCGCTATCAACCGATTGAACTGAAATGTTGTAAGTGTTTCCACCGGCTTGACCAAATGGAGTTCCAGAAAATGTTGATGGTGAAGGAATGTTGCCACTTGGAGCAATTTGAGTTAAACCATAAGTTGCGGCACCGGCAGCCAAAGCAGCGGCAGCAGTTCCAACAGATGCTCCACCGGTTGCAAAAGCAGTAGCCACTCCGGCAGCAGCAGCAGCATTTCTCAAAGTATTCATTGCTGTAACAATAGTGCCAATTGCTGCGACAAAAGCAACAATCTTATTTACAACGAATACTGTCGCCAAAATGCCAGCCAAAATTAGCAGTTCGTCTTTAATGCTGATGATAAATACTAAAAGGTTTTTTAATTGTTGCCCAAATTTATAAGCACCATTTGTGGCATTGGTAATGCCAGCAGTAACGCCGTCTTGACCAGTTAATCCAGCAGCCAAAGCCTGAACATTTGGCACAACCACAGCAAGCAGATAATCTGCAAATTGTTTCATGATTGGAAGTAAGGCAGTTCCAATTTGTTCTTTCGTTTCAGAGAATGCTATCTCTAATTGCCTCATCTTAAATTCTGCGTTAGTCGCCTCATTATCAATAAAGCCTTTGTATGTTCCTTTAAGCATCTGCATGATTTCCTCATGAGATTTGGTCTTAAGGGTAGTAGCATCAATACCTAAACCAAGTTTGCCTAATGCGGCATTTTGACCATCAAAACTTTTACCCAAAGCATTTGTAATTACTTCAAGTGGTTTGCCAGTAGCGGTTGCAATTTCTTGAGATAAGGCTAATAAATCTTGAGCCTTAGCCACATCATTTGTTGATCGTATTAATCGGGCAAATGCGGGTCTTAAAATATCATCTGTTGTAGCAGTAGCAATAGATTGCTTTGTTATGTAAGTATCAATTGATTTAATCTGATCGTCGGTGGCTTTTGTATTGGCTCGAATTGTCTGTTCTAAAGACTTGCGAGCCTTCTCATCCTCTGATGCTGCTTTTACCGCTGATACCGCAAATGCTGTGGCTGCTGCTCCAACGGCTGCAAATGCCAATGCTGCTTTTTTACCAAAATCAGATATTTGGTCTGCTGATTTATTGACTACCTTATTGGCATCATCTAAACCTTTTTTTAGTCCATCAATGTCAGCCGCTAAGGCAAGGGTTAATGTTCTACTATTACTTGCCATCAGAGAATTCCTTCTTTATATCTAAAATTATTTCTTCGAATTCTTTAATAATTGTAGGCTGCAAATGTCTAATCGTTGGATAAATAAACCAACCTCTTGAACCCGGCCCTTTTGGCATCGGCCCTGACCATCTTGGGAATTGTGGATACTTGCCTGAACCAAACTCTGATGCTGCTCCAATACCCTTGCGATTACCTTTAGGATCATTGCGAGTGTTGAACTGAGTTGTTGCACCGCCTGAAAATCTTTGTGAAGCAAATCCAAATGAGATCTCACCAAGCAATGAGGATTTCTTTACTTTACCGCCTTGAGCAACACGATCAGCAACCTTGCCTCTTGATTTGGCAACACTACGAATTTCGTTTAATTCTCTTTGTGCTAACTCGCCAACTCTGCGTTTAGTTTCATCAACAGCAATCTCGCTCATGCTTCTAATCACTCTGGCAAATGAAGCAAGTTCTTTTTTGTCATAGACTATTAGAGGTTCGGTGCTAGTTGCCATTCCGTTTCTCCAATATCTCGATCGCTGTGTAAATGTCCTCTGCTTCGACCCATTCGCTCATTGGTATTTGTGTGGCTATTGCCAACTCAACCAATAATCTACTTAGGCTTCCTGCTGGGTGGCTTTTGGGTCTGCATCACCAACAATGACATCACTTATAGTTTCCATCCAAGAATCCATTGGTTTGATTGGTTTGCTTCCGGCAAGTTCACGCTTATGAGCATGATAAGCCAAAAACATAAGATCCCAAACGCCCAACTTTTCGGATGCCTGACCAATGGTGTGTCCTGTCTGCTTTTCCCATTTTGCCCACTCAGGTGGTTGGGCAATATAAGTTGCTTGCTCACCTGAGTTATATTCAATTGTAATTGGTAGTTTCATTTTGCTCCCGTTTTTTTATTATAGTGATTCTGTTACTGCACCCTTAGATACCTTGAAAGTAAATGTTGCAGTTTGTGCATCTGGTGCTGTTCCGCCAACTGGTGCTGGATATGCTGGCAAGCAATCAAATGCAAAAGTGTGTCCAGATGTCACAGTCATTGTGACTGTGAAAGTTGTATCTGGTGCGCTGTCTGCTGCATTCCATAGTGCCTCACATACTGAACTTGTCTTGCCCCAGTCTGCTAATAGTTCCATTGTAAATTCTGCTTCAACATTGGTTGTTTTGTAAGCCTCACCATCAAGTGTTTGGTAAGTCTGACGATCGATTGTTTTTGTTAAAGTCGCTGAAAGTGCTTGCGCATCGATGTCTGTTCCGAGAGAACCTGAAAAAGACAGCGAAACATCGCGACCTGTGATTACTTGGGTTGCCATGATTCTCCTTAGATTGTTCGTGTGTAGTAGGTGCTGACTCTGACATCTGCGATAAGCAGCGTGCTTGCTCCAACTTGTGTAACTGTCGGTCTATCGACCGAACTGACAATATATCCATTTGGAATTACTGCCAGAACGCTTATGATTAATTGCTCGATGTTATCGAGTGATGCTGGATTGCTATTGTAAGCAACTGCAACTGTGATAGTCATATTAATTTTAGCGCGGATATTGGATTTGCTTATTGTGTCAAATTCCAAATATGGTGAATCCGGAACGCATACCACAGCAGGAGGAATAACTGTTTCTGGAACGAAACTATAAACATTTCCTGCAACGCTAGATAAAGCAGTTGCTAAAGGTGTGCGAACCTGTTCAAGAATTGTTTGGTTAGGCATTTAGAGAGCCATGCTTTCGGTGTCTATGTATGAACCTAATAAACCCACGCATTTGTTGAAAAGCGATCTGCCCATACGGAATGGAGTACTGGTAAAATCTACTCCTTCGATTTGTCCTCCGCCGGCAAGTCTTGCTTGGAAAACTTCGACTGAAACTGTATAGACGGCTGATTG